ATGCTGAACTCAGTGGTAAGAATACTGCTGCTGATTTCAAACAGCATGTTAAATTGATGACTTATGGTGATGATAATGCTATGGGATGTTCTAAAGACATCCCATGGTTCACGCATACCACATTAGCCAATAAACTTGCTGAAATTGGTGTTATCTACACTATGGCAGATAAAACTGCCGAAAGCATCCCGTATATTTCTATTGATGATGTGTCATTTTTAAAACGAACTTGGCGATTTGATGAAGATCTTGGATACTATGTGTGTCCTATCGAAGAAGCATCAATTGCTAAGATGTTAATTATGACAATCCCATCCAAGACTATTTGTGAAGAAGCACAAAATGTAGCTGTTTTAGCTACTGTGGTGCGTGAATATTTTTGGTATGGGAAAGGAATATTTGAAGAGAAACGGAAAATGTGCATGCAATTCGCTAGCTCGGCAAAATTGAGTTTGTATGTTACAAAGAGTACTTTCCCTTCCTGGGATAACCTCGCTAACGCTTTCTATGAAGCATCAGACCTTCCCTTTGTCCGTGAGGATAATGAGGAAGAGTGCTTCAGTTTTGAAGTTAGTGGGGAAGAACCTACTTTTGAGTAGGTTTCCGGGTAGTTATCCCGTTAAAAACCATCTTTAGCGAACAGATGTAAAACGAATTCGCACCTACAATCTAGTTACTGTATTTCTTAAAAGGTGATTGCACTACCTTATCGAAGTAAGTGTGGAGATTGTTTGTATTGACACCTAGGGGAAGACCCAAAGCCGGTTATTCAGCCGAGATCGTTTTAGGTTTCAGATCGAAAAACAGAGCACGCTTGTTAGGATGAGGTTAACCTAATGAGTAGTATTTAACCAAACAAAATTATTGATTTCCTTTTGGCTTCTTTTGGAAAAGAAGACCTGCGGTGGGGGGATACCCACTTGTATCTTCAATCTGATGAGGAGACACTTGAACCTAATGATGACAAACCTACGATTGTCGTTGCGGAAAATTTCCAGTTTTTGGACGACA